TCACGAGCCAGACGGGACGAAGATCACCACCACGCCCGAACCGCCGGCGCCGCCGGGGTTGTTCTCGTCGCCGCCCGACCCGCCGCCGCCCGTGTTCGCCGTCCCGGCGTTGCCTGCGACGTTGTTCGCGGACGGTGCCGAGGCGCCGCCGTGAGTGCCGGCGCCACCGGCTCCGAACCGGTTCTTTCCGCCGCCGCCGCCGCCGTATCCGGTGCTCGTTCCGCTGATGGCGCTGGTGACTCCAGCGCCGCCGTTGCCGTTCGGGCCGAAGCCGCCGTCCGCGCCGTTGCCCGCCGCGCCAGCGCCGCCGCCCCCCCACGATCCGCCGTGGCCGCTGCCGCCGTTGTAGAGCCCGGTGCCGCCCGATCCCTCCGATCCGCCGCCGCCCGCCGGACCGCTGCCGCTGCCGCCGTTGCCGTAGCCCGAGCCGAGGTCGAGGCCCTGACCGCCGTAACGCCCGCCGTGCGCCGTGACACTCAGCAGGCCGCTCAGCGTCGAGTTGCCGCCGTTGCCGGGCGCTTCGCTGAAAGCGCTGGCCGGGGCGCCACCGGCGCCCACCGTGATCGTCAACGTTCCGGCGGTTACGGTGTCGGAGTCCTCGACGACCTGACCGCCTCCGCCGCCCCCGCCCGCCTGGAATGCGCCGTGCCCGCCGGGACCGCCGCCGCCGACCACGAGGTAGTAGATCGTCCCGCCGGTCGAGAACGAGATCGAGCCCGAGCCGTTGAAGATGTAGCTCGTGCCGGACTGCCCTTCGTAGGTGACGCCATTGACGACCGTCGGGCTGCCCGTCGTGCCGGAAACGATCGGGCCGCCGCCGCCGCCAGGCGGGCTCGATACATGGCGCCCCACCGGGATCATGCGACCGCCGCGATGTCGCCGAACGCGACCCATTCGTCGGTCGCGATCTTCACCACGGTCACGAGACCCCGATAGCGCGTCTGGATCGCGCCCGCCCCTGCCGTCACACCGTTCAGCGTCACGCCGGCGGCGGCGGCAATGGTCACCGTGCCCGCTCCGAACTGCAGGTGGTTCGACGTGTGCCCCACCGGCAGAGAGGTGGTTGCGTTGGCCGGCAGGGTGACCGTCGTCGCGCTGCCGGACGTGTGCCGCTTCGTCTTGCCGTTGTCGGCCGAGACGAGGCTGTAGGCGGTGGCGGACTGCGCCTCCATCTCCGCCTGGCGGACCGCCGCCAAGTCGACTTCCAGCGTGGTCCCGGACATGTCGAGGCCAGCGCCGAGGGAGATCGCGGCCACGTCTCCGCCGGACCCTCGGCCGACGAGCTGCGACGCCGCCAGCGCCAGATCGGTCGGATCTCCCGAGGTCGCCGCAGCGCGAACCTTGACCGAGTTCGCGGCCATGTCGGCGAGCTTGGCGTTGGTCACCGCATCGTTCGCGATCGTCCCCGCGCCACCACCGGACGCGAACGACACATCGCCCGAGCCGAAGGACGGCAGCCGCGCAGCAGGAAGCGTCCCGGCCCCGAGGTCGGAGGCGCTGCCCGAGGTCGCCACTGCCGCAAGGCCCGTGATCGACGCAGCCGGCTGCGTTCCGGTATGGGTCGACCGGTCGCGAAGGTCGGCATCGCTGGCGTTGGTGGTCGCGCCGTCGGCGACGTTGATGATTGTCCGGACCTGCGCCGGCGTCAGATCCTCCGGCGCCCCGGTCCCGGCCGAGGCGCGGCCCTTTATCGTCCCCGATGCCATTGCGGCGAGCTTGGCGTTGCCCACGGAGCCTGTGTCTACGGTCCAGAGCGTTCCTCCGGCCGAGACGACGATGTCGCCGTAGTCGCCGTCGCCGGGGCCTCCGCCGCCCCCGCCGGAACTCGCGATGGTCAGCGTGTTGCCGGTGTCGTCGTAGGTCAGGGTTACGTTCGCCCCCGCCACCAGAAGCGACGCGACGCGGTCGTCGACCGCCTCGGCGAAGCCGGTGATGTCGGCCGGCGCGTGACCGTGGGACGCGGCCGCCTTGCCGTCCAGCGCAGACTGCAGCCCGCTCACGTCGGCAATGGCGTGCCCGTGCGAGGCAGCCGCCTTGCCGTCGAGCGCGGCCTGGAGGCCGGTGACGGTCGAGATCGCCTGAGCGCCCGTGTGGGTCGCGCGGTCCCTCAGCTGCGCGTCGGTTGCATTCGCGGTCGCGCCTTCCGCCACCGTATCGAGCTTCGACTTGTCCGCGGCCGACATGAACCCCGCCGTCGTGCCGGTCGCGGCGGCGTGACCGTGAGAGGCCGCGGCGAAGAGCGCGACTGTCTCCGGTGTGAGCATCCCAGGCGCGATGACGGCCGAGTTGATCGTCCAGGACGACCCGGTCACCGTGACGTGCCCGTAGTCTCCGTCGGCCACCCCGCCGCCACCCGGCGGCAGCACCCAGGCGCCGTCGCCCCTGAGAAAGGTCGTCGGACCGGGGGTTCCGGCTGCCACGATGTCGGGGATCGTCACTTCCTGAAGCCGCGCGTCGAGCGCGGCCTGAAGGCCGATGACGTCAGAGATCGCGTGCTGGTGAACCGGGGCGGGTGGCAGGGTCGAGAAGCTGCCCTGGCCGTCGAGGTCGTAGGTCGCGTTGATCACGGTGCCCATGGCGTCACCTCCCATTCCACCTGGAACCGCGCCGTCGGCGTGACGTGCCGCCGGCCGTCCGGCGCAACAAGGATCACGTCGTGTTCGAGGACGCCGACGGGCCAGGACGCCATCTCGCCGCCGTCGAAGGCGAGCCGGCCCTGGGCGGCATCGACCCAGCTGCAGGCCACGGTCGCGACCAGCGCGCGGTTGCGGGCACGAACGCGGGACCCCGCGATTGCCCAACCGGTGAAGTCCGTCTGCGGCGGGCCGGCTTCCTCGCTGCGGGTCAGGCTGATCCGCCCGACGAAGCGGAGCGACCGCTTGAGCCTCGGAACTTCGGAACTCACCGTTCAATCCCCCTGGAAATCCGGTCGTGGAACGCTTCCAGCGCTGCATCGATCTCGTCCGGCGTGCGCGCGGATTCTATGGCCGCGATGGCGCCGAGCCGGGCCGACTCGAGTGCGGCGGCGACGGAGACGAGATAGGCCGACTGGTGCAGCCAGATCTGCGCGACCTGCCAGGCGGTCGGCGCCGTGATCCCGACCTCGGCAGCGATCAGCGGGTAGTCCTCGAGGCTGTCCGGTTCCTCCGGCAAGGCCGCATACCGCAGCGCCTCGGACCGCTTCTCGAGGTAGAGCATCTCCTGGCCGGGAATGTCGGTGACGTACCGGCGCCGGATCCGTCCCGACGCCTCGTTCACCTGCGCGACGGCCCGCTCCCTTCCGGCGGCGGCCTTCATCGTCTCGATCGCGGCCCGGCCTTCTCCCCTGACGACGAGCTGCTCGCGCGGCAGATACGGTTTCGGCGCGCTCAGGGTGGCGCTCCAGACGCCGGTATCGGCAAGGTCCAGCTCGATCCGGCCGCCCTTCGACCCGGCGGAAATCTCCTCGCCCGTCGCGGCGTCGAACAGTTCGAGGCGTGCGCCTTCCGGCAGGCCGGATACCCGCAGCCCCGAGGCCGTCTGCTCGATCTCGGGCAGCTCCGGGCGCGGGCGCCAGCGCGCGCCGTCGAAGTGCTGCCGAATGATGCCCTCGAGCGTCACACCCTCGGGCAGGACCAGCGCCCCGGGCGGCGCGGCCGGACCCTGTCCTGCGCGAACCACGCAGCCCTCGTCGTCGATCAGCGCCCAGCGGGTCATCGCGTGATCCTGAACCTTGTGATGGTGACGTTCCGGATCAGCTCGGGATCGCCGGAGAACGTGCCTCCGACCGAGCGCAGGCGATAATCGTTGGCGGTTTGCAGCCCGTAGGGAAAGGCCGTGAACCCGTAGAGATCCCAGGCCCCGTATCCGTTGTCCGTGATGTACTGGGGCACCCAAGGGTTGGGGTCCAGGACCCAGGGGCCCAGCCCGCCGCCCGCGCGGGCGTATCGGAAATCGTAGTGGATCGTCCACGCCGGCGATTGCCCATTCCCCGTCGGGCGTCGCGCCTCGAACGACACCACCAAGAGCGTCACCTCACCGGTCGCGATCTCGCTCGTCAGACTCAGCGAGGCGAAGACGGTTCCGTTCGGGAGGTTCGATCGCCGGAGCGGGCCGGGGACGACGACCTGCTCCTTGTCGGTCACCGCCCCTTCCTGGATCCAGCCGCGGGCCACCAGGTTGTTGAACTCCGCGTCGCCGTTCTCGGCGATCCGCCAGCCCTGGACGCCCGCGGAGTAGTTCGTCGACTGCAGATCGCCTCCGAACAGGGCCAGCACGCCGACGTTCGGCGCCGTCGCCGGCAGCCAGGGCGTCCAGTCGGTCGGGCGCGGGGCGATGAGCTGCGCGCGGGCCTCGTAGGCGCCGCCGCGCACGATGCCCTCGGTCACCACCACCTCGCCGGCGGCGACCGCGGTCGTGCCGCTCACGACGAAGGCCTGCCCGAGGGGGCGCACCTCCCAGCGCAGCTGTTCCACGTCCGAGGCCTCCGGGGCCGACCAGCTCAGCCGCAGCGCCGGACCTCGCACCGTTCCGGACTGGTCCAGAACCGAAGCGCCGGCGACGGCGAAGCCCGGCACCGCCTGGGCGGGCGGGTCGGGCGTGCCCGGCGGCGGCGGCGCGGAGGGCTGGATCGTTCCGGGAGGGTAGCTGAAATCGGCGGCGTCGCGCTCGCGCAGACCGATGCGCTGCAGGCCGGTGACGAGGTCGGCCGTGATCTCCGTCACCTCGAAGATCTTCGCCGCATAGCCGTTCCGCGCGCTCGTCCAGGCCACTGCGTCGAGCGGCTCCAGCACCATCGCCTCGGGCGGAAGCGTCAGACCGTGCCGGCGGAACCGCCGCTCGTCCTGGATGTAGGCACGCATCAGGCGCTGGACCTGCGCGCCGTAGGGGCAGGCGGGCAGCGCGAGGTCGGCTACCAGGCGACGGCCCTGGTCCTCGATCTCCCAGGCGGCGTTGTAGCGCGGCGGGGCGTCGCGGGTTTCCCAGAGACTGGACGGCTCGGGATAGCTCGCATGGACGGCGTTGTAGGTCGCGTCGAGCCCCGGGAACGGCGCGAAGTCCTCCGGCTCGCTGCCCACCACGTCGCTGTCGGCGAAGGCCAGCACCGGCAGCCCCGGCGGCCCGACCCGCACCTTCCAGACGCCTGCCACGTCGGTGATCTGCGCGGCAGACGCCTTGAGGAGCTCCGCCAGGACATCGGCGGGCTCGTCCTCGGCCACGCGGACCTCGAACCCGGTGCGGAACTGCGCTTCGGTGCCGCCGTTGCCGTCGTCGACGGCTGCGTCGCATTCGTTCATCGCCGCGAACCACTGGGCGAGCGGCAGGTCCGCCGCCGCGAAGTTGCCGCCGTAGACGCTGCCGTCCGGCAGCGTCACGCCGCGCAGGAGGTTGTAGGCCTGCACCATCGGGTTCGACGATCTCGCCCAGGTCGTCCGGTCGTTCCATCGCTGCGGCCCGGAACCGCCCACGGTCGTGTCGAGCCGCGGGTCGTAGAGCGGGATGCCTCCCAGCACGAAGCGGACCCGCGGCAGTCCGCTCCAGACCTCGCGGCTGTACCGGAAGGTCATGATCGCGTAGCAGGTTCCGGTGCCCACCATGTCGGCGGACCAGGGCCTCAGCGGATAGCCGCCGTAGCGCGCGAGCAGCATCGGGTCCGCCGCAGTCTGCGTCCCGTCGTAGAACTTAACCCAGGCGAAGCCGGCATAGCGGCCGCCGACGGGCAGTCCGAAGGACGGATCCGGCGTGCCCCCGAAGGTCACCGCATCGTCGTCGATGATCAGCCCCTCGAGCGTGCATCCAGGCACCGAGGAGAGCTCGATCACATAGGTCAGATAGGCGTTCGGCGTCTGTCCGGCCGTGCCGTGGCTCATCGGGGGCGCGATCAGCGTGCCGCCGGTCGCGTAGGTGCCCAGTATGAACGATTCCGAGGTCTGCCCGCCGGACTGCGTGGTCGACGTGCGGATGCCGGGGTCCGAGATCTTCGGTTTCGGCGCCAGCGCCTGCAGAAGCAGCGAGGCACCGACCGAGACCAGCAGGCGACCGAAGGTAGATGTCAGGAAGGCGCCGACCGAACTCGCCCCGAAGGCGCCGAAGAGGGCACCGATCGCGGCGCCGACCGCAGCCATCAGTCCACCCTCCAGGCGCGCGAGGCATCGGTGAGCGGGACGAGCCGCAGGCCGCCCGGCCCGACGAGGTAGACATGCTCGCCCTGGACGACGCCCAGGGCATCGCCCTCACCGGCCGCGACGGCTGCAAGGTCGCCGGGCCGCGCGCGCGCGACGGGGATCTCCTCGAAGAGGCTGTCGGCCATGTCGAGGTGGTCCCCGAAGCCGGCCGCGCGCAAGAGTTCGAGCCCCTCGTTCAGGGTGCCGTAACGGCCCCTGTAAGGGGCGGCCGGGTCGGCTCCGGTCATGGCGGCGACGGCGCCGGCCGCGAACATCGCGCAGTCGTGCTCGCCGAAGTCGAAGCGCCGCGACGCGGCCGCCGCGACGTAGAGCTCGAGCTTGCGGCGCCAGTCTGGCGCGCGGCGGCCCGTGAACCTCATGTCCGCCTCCTCTGGCCCCACCAGACGTCGACCGACCCGGAGATGTCCGCGTACTTGCGGAAGCGGTCGCCGCCCTTGCGCTTCTGCACCTCGTCCGACCGGCGCAGCGGCAGCGTCCGGGTGAGCGCCCTGGCCGAGCTCGCCACCGTGACCTCGCACGAGCTCTCGCCCCCCGACACCCCTTCGGAGATGTTGATCGCGTCGATGTAGCCCTTGAAGACGCGGGTCGGCTCCTCGATCAGCGTGCGCGTGCGCGGCTCGAAGAAGGCGACGTGAACCTCTACCGGCGCGTGGCGCGCGTCGTAACCCCGGATCAGCTGGACGACCTCCGCCGTCACGGGCGCAAGCCGCAGCTGCTGCATCCGCACCGCCAGGCCGACCTGCATCGTGATCGGAGGCACGCCGGCCAGGCCGCCCGCCCCGACGTAGCTGCGCGGCTGGCCGGCGATCGTGAACGTCCGGTCCTGCGCGCCGGTCCAGAGGCCGAGCGTCTCCACGAGGCCGCTCGTGCGGTTGCGTGCCTCGACCCAGACCAGCGCGTAGGCCGCGAGCCCCCCGCGGGACTGGAGATGGGCGAGCGTGTTCGATCCGAGCGCGCGCATCGCTACCTCAGGGTCTGGACGAAGCGGAAGGCGAGGCCGTCGTAGACGGTGTGGGTGCCGCGCATCGGCGCGACCGAACCGAACACGACGACCGCCTTGCACCATGGCCGCACCAGCTGCACGGCCGCGCCCGCTGCGGCGCCGGGCCGGATCGCGGGGATGACCTCGAAGAACGGCGTCTGGCCCGAGCCGTCGGCCGTCACCAGCGGATCGACCACCCGGTGCAGCGCCTGCCGCACCGGCGAGGCGCCGTATGCAAAGCTGAGGTAGTCGCCCGCCGACAGGACATAACCTGACGGCAGGCCGGCAAGCCGCATCTCGCGGGCATCGGAGCCGTTCAGCGCGAAGATGGTGGGCGTCGCGCCGCCGAGGACCGCGCCCGCCGGGTCGGCCAGCGGCGCGGGCCGGCGGCGGTCGTAGGCCATGAAGGAGCGCCCGGGCTGGCGGATGAGGTCGACCAGCACCTCCGGCCGGCCGGTCTCGGCACGAAGGAGCCGTCCCAGCGCGACCTCGCCCTGCCAGAGACGCTCGCCGGCCTCTGCGGCGAGCTGCTCGCCGCCGCGGGTGGCCGCCAGATCGACGTTCTCGCCGAGGTCGAAGGTCACGGAAGCCGCCGGCAGGGCGTCGAAGAAAACCTCGCGGGACAGCGGATAGGACAGGGGCATCAGCCGATCCTCCGCTGATCGCCGGAAATGCGCTTGACCGACTGCGGCAGCACCGCGCGGTCGTACTCCCTGAGCGCCTCCACGGCGCCCTCGCGGGCCATCGCGCGGATCTCCGCATCGCCGCGGGCGCCGTTCACCACGACCGTCAGCTGCACCGGTCCGCCCGCCTGGGCGCGCGGCGCGGCGCCGACGAGGCCGCCGCGGGCGAAACGCGGCACGGTCCTGCCGGAGTTGATCGCCTCCAGGAGTGCGAGGTTGCGCCGCGTCGCAGCGGCATTCACGACGTATTCGCCGGGACTCGTCAGCGCCACGATGTTGTCGGAGGTGTCGGAGCCGGGTCCGCGGATCAGGCCGCCGCCGGCGAACCTGCCGCCGAAGTCGAAGAGCGGCTTGCCGCCGAACAGTCCGCCGAGCGGGCCGGAGCCGAAGATCGCGGCCTGGATGGCGGCGCGTGCCAGCGCCGAGATGATGTTCTTCAGAACCTTCTCGAGGCTCTCGCCCTTGACGATCAGGTCGTCGATCGCCGAGGCGGTCGTCTGGTTGAGGAAATCCGACAGCTCGCGCATCTGCCGGACCTGCTGTTCCTCCTTCTGGCGCGCGGCGATCAGCTCCTCGACCTTCGCGCGTTCGGCCTCGGTCGCGGTCGCGAGCTGCTCGCGGTAGCGCAGCATCTCCTTCTTGACCGGATCGCTCTCGCGCAAGAGGTCGATCTCGCCCCGAAGCCGCTCGACGAGGCGCTCGACCGCATCGGCCTCCGCGCGGGCGGCCGCACCGCCGCCACCGCCGCCGCCGCCACCGCCGCCCCGCGGCAGAGGGATGACCCTGGTCCCGCCGAAGAGAGCGCCGCTCTCGCGGGCCAGTCTCTCGCCGGCCACTCGACCCTGACCGTAGAGCTGGTACTGCGCGGCGAGGTTGCCGGTGGGATCGACGGATGCGGCTGCAGCGGCCGCCGCCTGGGATCTCAGGCGCAGCGTGGCCTGGATCGCAGACCCGACGCGGCCGATCAGCGCGTTCACGCCGGAGATCGCGGCGTTCATCCAGGAGGCGTCGGGGGCGGATGCCGCCAGCTGGCGTAGCTGATCCTCCGCCCTCACCAGCTCTGCATAGAGCTCGCCGGTTGCGGCCGCCGTCCCGTCGATAAGCGTCAGAAGTTCCGCGATGGCGTCTGCCTTTTCGCGCGCGGACGCCGCCTCGTTGACCCGCCGAAGTGCCTCCTCGAACTCGTACACCTTGGGGTTGATAACGTCGAAACCTGCACCGAACTGGTCAAAAACCGTGACGAAATCGAGCCCAAGAAAGTCCTGGATCGCCCGATCACGCATCGTAACAAGCGAGTCGAACTCCGCCGACAGTGCGGCGACCGCCCCGCGTGCGGCCTCAGAGGCTTCGTTAAATGCGATCTGCTTCTGCCGCTCGATAAGCAGCAGGACCTCGGCATTGAGCTCCCCGTACTTCGCGATCAGCCGCTCGATGCCTTCGGTCGAGTAGTTCGACTGCACGTCGCGCACGCGGCCGACCGCAGACTCCAGCTCTCCCACCGCATCCGCGAAGCTCAGCGTCTCCTGCCGGCCTGCGGTCATCCATTGCACGACCGCCCCGCCGAGCGAGATGACCGCGATCGTGGCGAGGCTCACCGGGTTGAGGAGGCTCAGGAAGGCTCCGCCGAGCGCGCGGACCGCGCCGCCGGCGCCGGCGTTGCCCAGCACCTGCGTGATCTGCGTGCCCTGCTGGATGGCCACGAGGAACGGGCTCGACCCGGAGGCGAGCTGCACGCCGATGTCGTTGAACTGCGCGGCGAGGTTGCCTGTCTGGCCGGCCGCGGCATCCATCGCCCGGTCGAGATCCCGCGCGGCCGCCACGGCGCGGCCCTGCGTTGCGGCGAGTTGCCGGGTCGCGGCCTCCGCCTGCCGGCTCGCCCCCGCGGCGCCGGTGACCGAGGCCTTCAGCCGATCGGTCGCCTGAGCCGCGGCCGCCGTCTCGCGCTTCGCGCCCGAGGCGTTGGCGTCGATCACGTAGGCGAAGCGCAGGGTCATCGGCCCTCACCGTTTGCCGCGTCGCGCGCGGCGATTTCCATGGTCTGCACGTCGGCCCAGAGCTCGGGGGTCATCTCGATCCCCGCCAGCGCCAGACCGGCCACCACACCGGCGTAGTCGAGCCCGGTGCGCACCGCCCCGCCGAGCCCGCCGGCGAGCCATCGCCATTGCGTGGAGACCGCCAGGAAGGCCTCCACCGCGGCGAGGTTCTCGGGCCAGACGCCCTCGTCTTCGCCGGGCAGCAGTGCGTCTCCGAGGTCGATCCCGAAGCGGCGAGCGTCATCCTCGGCCTCGTCCCGGCGAGGGGCGCCCGACAGCCGGCCCTCGATCCAGGCGCGGGCCGCCCATCTCAGTTTCCCAGGCGGGCCTTGCCGACGCCCGCGAAGTACGCGGCGACGAGCCCGAGCTGCACGTAGCGCAGGGCGAGCAGCCGGTCGCGGAGCTCCCCGTCCCAGGGCAGCGGGTTGCCGTTCTCGTCCTCGATGTCCGCGCAGGAGACGAGGACGCGGTCGAAGAACGCCTCGATGTCCGCGCGGACCAGCTCCTCGGCCTCGGCGTACCGGATCACGCGGAACGTCGCGCTGAAGGTCTGTTCCTGGTGGCCGCCGTCGACCGGCACCTGGACGGCGACCGGATGGGTGAAGCGGGGATCGTTGACGATGCGCAGCATGGCGGTCTCCCGGTCAGGTCAGCGTCAGGGTGAAGTCGTCGTTCCCGCTCACGGCCGCGACGTTGAACTTCAGCGGCCACTCGGCGATGTTCTGGCTGTTCTCGAGTCCGGCCGGGCGCTGGAGCTGTGCGGCCGGCATGGCGAAGGTCGCGATGTTGCCGGCGCCCGTGCCGTGGACGAGCTGGATCGCCACGTCCGTCGAGTCGCGGGCCAGCGTGTAGGGGTTGAGCGTGGTCACCGGCACCGCCTCGACCGTCGCCTCGGCCGTCGCCTCGCGGCCGGTGATCAGGATCGCCTCCGCGCCGATCAGGAACCGCGGCTCGACCGCGTTGCCCATGTCGAGCGCGAACTCCCGCAGCACCAGGGGCTGGGCACCCACCGTGAAGGTCGGCGTGTTGGCGGTCGAGCCGACGCGCGGCTTGCGGAACGCGCCGAGCACCGGCGTCACGCGGGCGGCCTCGGCCGCGGGCTGGAACAGGCCCCAGAACTCGAACTCGATGTAGGGGATGCCCTGCGCAGGCACCCGGAAGGTCGCGGTGCCGCGCGCCCCCGGGATCCGGTAGCGCGTGCCGCCGACCCAGAGCAGGAAGTGCCCGCTCTCGATCCCGTCGGTCACCGGGTTGTAGACCACCGAGGTGCCGGCGTTGATCGTCTGGGCCAGTCCGCAGGCCCTGAGCAGCGGCCCCCAGGCCGGCGGCGTGCCGGGGGTGCCCGAGGGCGCAAGCTCGACCTTGAAGCTCAGGCGCGCGTGCAGCGCTGCCGCGATGGTGCCCTGGTTGCCGAACCAGGGCAGGTCGAGGTTGCGCCCGACATCCTCGCCCTCCATCGGCGTCAGCTCGACGTCGACGACGAGCAGCGCGTCCGTTGCAGCCGAGGGCACAGGGTCGACGCCGTAGGCGGTCTCGAGCTTGAAGAGGACGATCTTGTTCTTCCAGAAGACGGGCATCTCAGGCCTCCTTCACGGGCGCTTCAACGCCGCCTTGACGGCCGGGTCCCCGGCCCCGGCGGGTTGTTTTCTCGGGCTCGGACGCGCCCTCCCTGCGCAGGCTGCCGTCGGGGTCGCGCACCCAGGCGCCTCCGGTCTGGGGAAGCGGATCGCTCGGGGTTTCGCTCATGGCGTGATCCTCAGCTGGTCCTGGATCGAGAAGTCGATCTGGTCGAGAAGCGTGCCGCCCTGCAGCGGCGGCTGCAGCCGCGCCGCGCGGAACACGAAGTCCCCCGCGATGTCCTCTGGCGCCGAACCGGCGAGGGCGGCGATGATGCGCATCCGCATGTCGCGGATTTCCGGCGCGGCGCGCTCTCCGGCCGCGCCAGCGTGGCGGTAGACGACGAGCACGCTCACCACCTCGTCGACGATCTGCGTGAACAGTCCCGCGGCCGACTCGCCGCCGCGCGCCGAGAGCCCCGCGGGGAGGACATGCGCCGACACGCCCTGCGGTGCCGTCGCCGCCCCGGAGAGGATCGCCTGCAGATCGGCAGCCGCATAGAGCCGCCCCCTCAGCTCCGGAACGCGCTCGGCCAGCCTCTCCATGACGAAGCCGAGCATCAGACGAAGCCCCTCAGATTGTCCTCGGTGAAGGGCCTGGCCCGGTCGGTCAGGCGTGCCCCGGTGCCTCCGGTGCCGGCGGCCTCCGGAACACCGGCCGCGGCGAGAAGCATCGTGCCCTGGGCGAGCTGCTGGAGCTGCCGGAGCGCCTCGCGGTAGTCGGCCTCGACCTTCGGATCGGGTGCATGTGTATGGAGCTTCCAGAACGCGATCGCGAGGGCGATGTCGCGGACGAGCGGCTGGGCCGGCGCGAGCGGCAGGGCGTAGCGCTTCGAGAGATAGGCGTCGATCGTCGCGTCGGTGTCGGCGATCGCGCGGTCCACGACGGCGAGGTCGATCTGTTCCTGGGCGAAGGGCCCGCGGTCGGTCAGCGCGACGAGCGCACGTTCGCCGAACCGGTCCGTCAGATCCTGGAGCGTGCAGTACGGCATCAGGACTCGATCCCCTTGACCGCCCACATGACGGCCTCCTCGATCTTCGTTCGCGCGCGCCAGATCTCCCGGCCCTGGGGCATATCCTCGAGCAGATCGAGGAAGGCCTGCCCGGCGGCCCGCACGGCCGCCACCGTCTCCCGGTCGGCGGCGGGGCGGGTCAGGGTCGCGGGGTGGGTCATCGCTGCAGTCCTCTCGCTGGTGCCGGCGGGGCCGGGACGGCTACAGGGGATGCACGGCCGCCCCGCCGGCTGCTCGGCGCCCGGTCTGCCATCCGGGCGCCGCTGTCGTCGGGCTCCGCCGACGATCTCGATCGTCAGGGCGGGATCGGCCTCGAGGCGCGCACGCTCCTCCTCGCTCAGGTCGGCGAGCGCGATCTCGACCGCCTCGGGCCCGAAATGGCGGCCGATCCGCCAGCGGCCGCGCGCCGGCCCGGTCACGCGGACGAAGGCCGCGGCTGCAGCCGGAGAGGGCTTGCCCGTGGCGCCCTCTCCGGCGCCCCCCTGTCCCTCGCGGGGTTCTGGCGCAGCGGGGCGCGTTCTGCTCCTGCGGGCGCTCATCTTCCGCACCCCAGCATCAGCTCAGCCACGGAACGACGAGCAGCTCGGCGGTGCCGGCCCACTGGTTGCTCTCGCCGCCGTTCACGAGCTGCGACTGCAGGATCTGCCGGCCGGCTCCCTCGAGCGAGGGGGGAACGACGAGCAGGTTCGGGATCAGACCCAGAGGCCGCCCGCCGTCGCCCTTCATGTTCATGATCGCGGCGCGGCCCACGGCGTAGTTGGCGGCATTGAGCGTCTGCCGGGAGCCCCAGGCCATCTGCGGGAAGCCGTAGCCCACGTTGCAGCGCATGTCGACGCCGTAGACGAACTCGCGCCGCTCGAAGACGTTGTCGTCGGTGGGCCGGTCCTTGTTCACGAACTCCGGCGCCTTGCGCTCCTGGTAGATGATCGGCTTCACCGTGCGGTTGGTGCAGAGCAGGAACCAGGGCGTGCCCGAGCCGCCGTCGGTGTTGGCGAAGACGGTCTCGTTGCCGGCGGCGTCGGTGATGGGATGGTCGGTGTCGAAGAAGAACTGCCCGTCCCAGCACTCGGTCGTGAAGCCCGCCGCGAGCAGGCCCCAGACGAGGATCTCGGGATGCGCGGCGGTGACCTCGCCCATCTCCGCGAACATCGCCGCGTACTGGCCGAGGTTGTCGTCCTCGATGTCGTTGCGGTCGACCGCGATCGTCTTCTCGAAGTGCTTGTTCGCGATCGTGTAGCTCGCCTCCGAGATGTTGTCGACGAGGCGCGGCCCGATCCACTCCCGCATCCCGGTCAGCTTCTTCAGCCAGCCGTAGCGGTTCTCGAACGTGGTCGAGCGGACGGTCATCGCCACCCGGTCCTTGAGCGGCGGGGCCATGCCGAGCCCGCGCTGGAACTCGGTCTTGAAGCCGACGCGGAGCGCGTCGAGGTTGGCCTGCGAGATGATCATGTCGGAAGCTCCTTAGGAGAGGACGGCGCGGGTCAGCGCCTCGTCGAAACGGACCCAGACGCCCTGCGCATCGACGCTGTCGACGACGCCGGCGGGCGAGCGCGTGCTGCTGCCGTTCGTCCTGGCGACGGTCTGGTCGTCGACGATGAAGCAGACCGTGCCGATGTCGGCGGCGGTGATCTGGTCGGCCGCGGCGGAGTTGCCGAAGCGGAAGATCCCCGGCTTGTAGGTCACCGGGGTCACCCCGGCGGCGGTGGAGGTCTTCGGCTCCTCGGCCCGGCCGACGCCGAAGGCGCCGGTCGCGGTCGCGCCCCTCACGAGCTGGCCCGCGGCGTTCCTCATCAGGATCGCGCCCTGGAAGATCGTCTGGCTGGCGCCGAGCAGGCCCTGGCGGACCGGGCCGAGCGCCTCGGGCGTGTTGCGGTTCGCGGTCAGGGCGGGCATCAGGCGGTCTCCCCGTTGCGCTCGGCGGCGAGCGTGGTTGCGTAGTCCTTGGCGGCGATGCCGAGCGCGGCGGCGACCGCGAGCTGCTCTTCGGTCAGGGCGACCTCACCGGCCTTCGGCGGCGGCGCGGCGGCGCGGCGGGCAAGATCGCCGGCAAGCCTCGGCGCGGCGCCGATCAGCTTCTCGACCACTGCGGGATGTTCCATGTGGAGCGCGACCAGCTCGTCGCGGTTGCCCGCGTTCACGCCCGCGCGCCCCTCGCGCAGCGCCTGGTCGACATAGGCCTCGGAGGCGGCCCTCAGCGCGGCCGACTTGAGTGCGTCGAGCTCGCTGCGCACCGCGGCGAGCTGCGTCGCGAGATCCTGCGCCGACCCGCCGGCCGCCTTGGCGAGCTTCGCCGCGGCCAGCACTGCCGTGGCGTCGCCCTCCACGCCGAAGATCCGCCCGAGCTCTGCCAGCGTCTCGGCGGGCATCGTCTCGGCGGACTTCTCCTTCATCCTGGCGATCGCCGCGAGGATCGCTTCCTCGTCGGCGTCCTCCGCCAGGTCGAGCGCCCTGGCGAGTTTCTTCATGTCGACCATCGAGGCCTCCGTTTCGCTGGAAAGTGCGGTCAGCCCGCGCAGGGCGGGGTCGTTGGTGAGCGCCGCGCGCAGGATGCGCACGACGCGGCCGTCCTTGGTGTGGTGGAACACCGGGCTGATGCCCCAGTAGGCGCGGTCGGCGAGCAGCGCCCGGCCGGCCGAGGTCCAGTCGACCCTGGCCCAGATCCCGTCTGCGCGCGCCTCCATCGCGACGATGTAGCCCTTTGCGGGAGCCGGCAGGCCCTGCTTGGCGGCAAGATCGGTCGCGTGGTTCTCGTCGACGACGATGCGCGCCTTGTAGTCCATCGAGGCGGCCACGATCGCCGCGAGATCGGCCGCCGCGTAGGGCCCGCGGCCGTCGTAGGTCTCGACCCGCCCGGCCGGCAGCAGGTGGATCCACTCGGGGATCCCGGCGCCGTCGGGCAGGGCATTGGCGGCGCCAAGCGCCACGAGAGGGACATCGTGCAGCGTCATGCCGCCACTCTCGCCGCGGCGGGCTCGCGCGAACACCCGCAAGGGTTTGCGGGGGCACGGCAGCGGGACGGGCGACGGAAGACATTCCGAGCCTGCCCGCGACAGGCGCCCGGCGTCAAGGCCGCAGCTGGCCGGCCGTCAGGAACCGGCGATGTCGGCGATCCAGTCCGCGGTGATTTCGAGGATCTCCGCCTCGTCTTCGGCCGAGAGCCCCAGGAACGGCCGGGCCGGGATCGGCCCCCAGGGGATCGGCGCGCCGCGGCGCGTCTGCCCGAAGGCGCCGCGCGCCGCGCCGAACTGCATGACCGCGGCATAGATGCGGTTCGACCCGACCGCCACGCTGTCGCGGCCGCTCTCGGCGAAGATCTGCGTCGATAGCGCCCTCGACGGACCGTAGAGCGGCCGGGGGTCGACGCGGTTCGACCTGCGCGCGCCGTAGCGGGCCAGCGTCGTCGGCGACTTCGACGCCCATCGGCTGCCGTCGGGCGCCGTTCCGGTCGGAAACCGCTCCCTGGTCGAGTCGACCAGGTACTGGCCGATCTGCCGCATCACGGGCGTCAGGTCGTCGAGCAGTGCGGCGAGCCTGTCGAGGGCGGGACCCACGCGGTCTTCCTTGAGTTCGATGGTGATCATGCCCATATCTCCGGTGAAGGCGCTGCGGCAAAGTCTCCCGGCATTCGCTGAGGACCGGCCTGGGGTCCGAAGGTTCCGTCGGTGGTCAGGGGAGCCCACCGCGCAGCGTCCGCGGGGCGGTCCAGGTGCCGCCCCTTCTTCATTCCGGGGCAGGATTGCCGCGGCGGCGCGTGCGCAGCAGACGTCCGACCTCTGCATCCTTCAGCGCCGCCTTGCGCGAAAGCCGCCGGAAGCTCGTGACGAAGAGACCCTTGCCGCTCAGCGTCGCCTTCACGATGAGCACGTATCCGCCGGCGGCTTCCGTCGTCTCGTCGAGCACGTAGATCAGGCTGCGCCGCTGGGTCCGGGGGTCGGTGTCGACGAAGCTCGCGGTTGCCTGTTCGACGACCCGCTGCGCCTCGGCGTACTCCGCGGCGGTGATCTCCGGGTGACTGCGTGCCTGCTTGCCGGCGGTCTCGGCCGAGAGGTCCGCGACCGTCTTCGTCGCCCCGATCCGGGCCGCGTCGGCCTCGGGGAGCCTGACGAGCGGCCAGGATCCCCGGGGCGCCGCCAACCAGGCCTCGAAGAGGCTCGATCGCAGCCACTCCTGGATCAGGTCGACCGAGGGCCTCGGCGGGAGCAGGTCGAGCTTCGGCCGGAGCGTCAGGATCGCGTCGGTTGCGGTCGCGCCGGGCGCGTAGTCCCATCCGCGGTCGATGCCCCTCGGGGCGCCCGTCCGCGGATCGGTCTGCTGCCAGTTCTCCGGCAGCCTGCGGTCCGGATCCCCGCCGAGGCGGCGCGCGGTGCGGAGGTTCCTCGCGCCGACGATGTAGCAGCTGCACCCCCAGCCGTTCGGCGGCGCGTGGGTCTGCCAGAAGGGATGGTCGGGCGGAAGCACCAGACCGTTCCACGACAGGTGGATCTCGCGCGGCTCCCGCGAGCCGCCATGGCGGTAGACCCAGAACGCGAACCCGCCCTCCACCAGCTGCGCCATGCGGCCGGCCGCGTAGCTCGTCGCGAGATTGGTGCGGTAGATCACCCGGGTCCGCCAGGCCTCGCCGCGCTTCGTCCCCTCGCCGGTCCAGCCGTGCCAGCCGCGCTCCTCGACGATCCGCCGGAAGTCGCGGCGGAACTCCTCGAGGCTCGTGCCTTCGGCCACCGCCCGGTCGACGGCTGCGGCGAGATCGGCGAGCAGGTCGGCCTTCATCGCGCCGGCGACCATGAAGGCACGGTCGTGCGCGCTGCGGCTGATGTCGTCCCAGCGCCGCGTCGGCACGAGGTTTCCGAGCCTGAGGCGGAACGCCGCCACCTGCTCGGCGAAGGGCTTGCGGAAGGTGGCGGCGAGATCGGCCATCCCGGCGGCTCACATGCCGACCGCCTCGAGGGGGTAGATCAGCACCCGCAGGGTCTCGCCCTCCGGGACAATCGCCTCCGGCGGCTCCGCGATCAGTCCCTCGGGGACGTGGACCACGATCCTGTCCGGCGAGCTGCCGCCGCGGATCGGCCCCGGCACGTTGACGAAGAGCTCGATGCGCACCGAGACCCCGGCGATCTCGAGCACGGCCTCGTGGTAGCTGTTGTGGCGCTCGTCGTTGCGGAACACGAGCTCGGCCACTGCGCCTGGGGCGTCCGTCGGACCGAGCCGCGCGAAGGCCGCATCGTCGCGACCCCAGCGGACGGTGTCGCCTCCGGCGGCCGGCGGCGCGAGCACGGCAACCGCCAGCATCGCCGCGGCAAGAGGCAGGGCCCTCATGCGCTGTCCTCCTCGGCCGCCGCGCGCCCTCCCGCATGGGCGGCCAGGAGCGCCATGGCGAAGACCTGGCCGAGCGATCGGGCGTCGAGCGCCGGGAACCCTTCGCGGATGAGCGCGGCGAGTTCGTCGAAGTCCCGCGCGGCGTCCACCATCGCCTCGATGCGCCCGATCAGCTCCTCGACGGCGGGTGCCGCCTCCCGCTCGAGCCGGTCCGTCAGCGCGTCGGTCGCGTCGGCCTGATCGGACCCCCCGTTTTTTTCGCTCAGGAGGGCCGACTCGGTCGGGGGGGCACCCTCGACCCGCCCGAGACCCGGACCCCGTTTAAAATCGCCGGAAACCCGTTTAATGGACGGATCCGCGGCCCCGCCCTCGCCCGCGTCAGTGTCGGCGGACCCGTCTGCAGCCTCGACGGGCGCCGATCCGGTCAGGATCTCCTCCTCTCCGTCCGGCCTGGCGAGCCCGAGCTTGTCGCGCATCTCGGCCTGCGACACCCGCAGCCCCAGGGGCACGAGGCGGGCCACCGCGTCGACGGTCGCCTTGACATCCTCTTCCTGCGGCCTGCCGATCCGCAGCCGCGGCGGCTTCACGCCCGGTCCGTGTTCGAGCTGCATCCAGACCGCGATCAGGTCGCGGTTCAGGATCGCCTCGAGCCTGCGGGCGTCGGCCCGCTCGATGTCTTCCTGGACCTGCCGGTGCTCGCGCGCGGAGCCCAGGCCGCCGACCACGGCGTCGGTCGTGGCGGTCTGACCGAGGACCGCTTTCGAGATCTGCCGGTCGAGCCAGTCGGCGCGCTTCTCGTAGAGCTCGGTCGTCGCCCCGGCCGAACGCGCCTCGACGAACTCGATCATCATCGACTGCGGGATGATCGCCGCGCAGTCGCCGGCGATGTTGGCGACGGCGGTGAAGAGCGTGTCCTTGTCGGCCTCGCTTGCCTCGGGACCGTAACGGCCGACCCGCAGCGGCTGGCCGTAGGTCTGCGTGAAGATCGCCCAGTCGCGCTGGGTGTAGGCCTTGAACATCCAGGCCCACGCGGCGGCCCTGGCCAGGCCCGATCGCAGCCCCAGGCCGGACTTCGCCTTCATCTCGGCGAAGATGAACTTGCCTCCCGGCAGCGGCAGCTCCGCGCCGTTGTCGTCGAGAAGCCGCGGTGTCCTGAGGTCGGATCTATCGAAGCGGAACCAGCGCGGGTCGCGCCATTCCAGGCGCTCCGGCATCCATTGGCCGGAGGACGTGTCCCAGACGATCTCGGTGAAGCTGTAGCCCTTGCCGATCGCGTCGAGAATGTCGAAGAGCTCCTCGGCGAGCTCGCCCCGGGTCAGCCATTCCCGGACCTGACCGGCGTGGTCCTCGCCGCGCTGGTCGTCGGTTGCCGCCTCGACGGTGATCTCGAGCTGGCTGACGTTGCGTTTGCGCGTGCCGAGGACGCCCAGATAGTGCAGGTCGCGTTCCTCGATCGTCTCCGCGAGCCCGAGGTAGCGGACGGGATCGCCCGCGTCCGCCTCGCGCAGGATCATCGCCAGGCGCACCGGGGTCAGGCCGTCGGCAGGGTAGCCCGTCAGCGGCGACCGGATGCCCGTGATGGATGGGCGCGCGATCTCTTCCGTCAGGGTCTGGCGGCGGATCGGGTTGCCCCAGCGGTCGAGAAGTTCGGTCCGGCCGGCCATCTAGAGCCCCCCCCTGATTGCCGCGCCGAGCGGCGGGCGGTAGAGGCCGCGCCCCTCGCGCTCGGCCGACATCGAGAGACGGCCCGGCTCCCTGGCCGTGCCGAACGGCGCCGCGCCCCGGTATTCGTAGGGCTGATAGGCCGTGCGGGCGGCGGAGGCGGCGAGGGCTGCGGCCCAGAACCGGTCGGCATGGCCGTCGGTGTCGCCGTCGGCCACGAGGCGGCGCTGTCCCGTCGGGCCGACGCGGCTCCTCACCGCATGGAGATCCGCGCGCAGGACGGGATCTCCGGCCGGGATCCGGATCCGCCTGTCCTGGAACCGCTCCTTGAGCTCCGTCGCGAGGTCGAGCTTGGCTGCCGGCGAGAACAGGACGCCTTCCACCCGCGCCGTACCGTGCCGCCGGCGCGCGTCCTCTACGGGCTTCTCGCCCATGCCGGTCTGGTCCATCGCGCAGCGGACCACCCGGTAGCGCGCGAACACCTCGTCGAGCAGCGCATCCTGTTCGGCGAAGGTGATCCTGCGGCGAGCGACGATCTCGCGCGTCCAGAGAACGTCGCCGACGAGTTCCAGGACCCAGATGACGAAGAGGTCGTTGCGCGCGGCGATGTCGACGCCGACAAAGCAGTGCCCGCCCAGGTAGCCTTCGGGATCGCCCGCCGCCGGGCTCTCGACGGCGCCGATGAGGTCGTAATCGAGCCAGGCCGCAGCCTCGTCGAGCCACTTCAGCTCGTACTCCTGGGCCCAGGCGTCCTCGTCCGCCATGCCGGCGCGGAGCATCCCGATGTCACGGTCGAGGCCCTGCCGGACGGCCTCGTGGATGTCGATGACATGGCGCGACCAGACCGAGTTCTCCGCCGTCATCAGCTCGTAGAACTTGTTGCCCTTGCCGTTCGGCGTGGAGATCACCCGCAGCTTCTGGCCGCCCTTCGAGATCACCGGGAACAGCGCGGCCCAGATCTGGCGGCTCTGCTGGTGGAACGCGAACTCGTCGAGGATCACGTTTGCCGAGAATCCGCGCGCGGTATCGGGGTTCGCCGGCAGCGCGGTGATCCGGCTGCCGTTCGGAAAGGCGACCTCGAGCGCCTTGTAGACGGCGTCCGGGCCGCGTTCCCGCGGCGATCTGAACTCGGCCTCCTCGAAGCGCGGCTCGCCGCCCTTCACGAGGGTGTTGTAGACCTCGTAAAACGCCTTCGTGAAGGGCTTCACAACCTCGGTCATCGCCTCGGCGGCCTGGCGCTCTCCGCGCGACAGGATCACCCAGCGCACCCGCCGGTCCTCGGCCCAGGCGCGGAAGCAGTCGTCCACGCACTCGCCGCAGGTCGTGAAGGTCTTGCCGGTCTGGCGGGCGAACATGCCGATCTTGAAGCGGCTGCTGTCCTCGATCCAGGCGCGCTGGTAGGGCAGGAAGCTGACGACCGGCGCGATCACGTCAGCCCCTCGCGTTTCAGCGCCCGAAGGTCGCTCAGCACGGTCGTCGGGGGCACTCCGAGCTCGGCCGCGATCTGGGTCTGGGATCGTCCCGCCCCGAGAAGCTCGAGCACCCGCGCCCGGCGCGCGGCGAGCTCCGGCGGGACGGCGTTCTTGCGCCTGGGCAGGCCGAGCCTGAGGTAGTCGGCAGAAACGATGTGGAGCGGCAGGTCCAGCCGGCGCGCGATCGCGGTCGGACCGAGGCCCGAATGCGCGAGCTCGGCCACCTTGTTCCGGCGAACCTCGACCGTGCGCGAGGGCTTCCGGCCGAAGGTGAACGGCTTCTTCGCGGCCGGGGTGCCGGGGGCGGCCGCGGCGCCCCAGCCGATGCCGGAGCGTCCGCGCGGCACCAGCGTCACCGTCGCCGGAACGGAGACCGCGCCGTAGGCGGCCGCGATGCGCCGCCGCTCCGCCTCGGAAAGGGGGACCTGTCTCTGCTCCGTCATGGGGGTTCGATCCTCACGAGGTAGTCGCGCCCGAGGAAGCGGGCGAGCGTGAAGCGCCAGCCGAGGTGCTCGAGGCGCTCGCGCCGGCCGAGCAGCCAGGCGGCGAGATGGCCGAGGCGCCGCTCGCGCGAGCAGCGATCGGCGAGCAGGACCCGCCGGCCGGTCTCGATGCCGGACGCAGCGCCGGTCATGCGAAGCCCAGGATGCGGCGGGCGCGGTCCGCCGCCTCGGCATCGAGATCGCCCTGCGCCACCGCGGCCTCGAGGCGCGCCGACTGCGCCTTCTCGAGGCGCCTGCGCTCGTCCTCGAGGAGCTTCTCCCGGATGCCCGCAGAGCTCATCAGGTCCTTCAGCATCCGGCTCAGGAAGTGCAGGTCCTTCGCGTCGATCTGCCCTTCTTCCTCCCGGATCGCGCGAATGAGATGGACGGCCGAGGCGCCGATCATCTGCATGAGCACCCTGTGCAGCTCGCTCTCGGCGTCGATGTCCGTCTCGGCCAGGACGGCCGAGGCGATCGAGAACGCATCGCGCTGGTCCTTGAGCAGCTTCGAGAACTCCCCGACGGCGCTCTTGCCGATCCTCAGTTCGAGCCCGTCGGCCGCAAGCCAGGCATTGAGCTCCTCCGTGACCGCGACGATGTCCCCGAACCCGCGCTCCTCGAGCGCCCTGCGCAGACGGTCGCGAAGCTCACCGGGCACGAGGTCGATCTTCCTCACGGGCGGCATGGTCAGATCCTCGGCTTGGGACGCTCGATCCCGGGATGCCGGGCGATGCCCTGCGCCACTTCCAGGCCGCGGGCCGTCGCCGTCAGCACCGTCAGCGTCCCGTGCCGTTCCGCGACGACGAGCCCCTGCTCGGCGAGCCAGGCGATCTCGCCCTCGACCTGGTCGGTCGTGAACACGATTCCCCACTCGTCGAGCAGCGCCCGCAGCATCTGTCCGTTCGAGGTGTAGCGCGGCGCGTCCTCGAGCAGCTGCAGGATCAGGATGCGGGCGTCGCGCCTGAGGCGCTCGAGGTAGTCGCTCATCACTTGCTCTTCAGGTGTTCGTCGTGGCGACCGACCATCGTCTCCAGCCGCCGCATGATCTGGTTCGAGCCTTCCTGCTGGGCCGCGATGATCCCGAGCTTCCCGTTCATCTCCGCCAGCGCGAGCTCCAGCTTGTGGATGTCGGCCGATCCCGGCAGGCTCCGGAGCGTCTGCTCCACGCCCTGGAGGCGCGCCTCGTGCCGGTCGAGCCGGCCGGTGTGCTCGTCGAGCCGCGAGGCGTTCCGGCGCGCGCCGGAGTTGAGCAGCGTCCAGAGCGTCGACCCGAACGACAGAAGGAGCGCGAGCGCCGCCACCCAGGCGACGATCGCGTCGACGGTGACCTGCTCCGGCGTCACCGGCGGCTCCAGGTCTCTGCCACGGCCTTGACGGTGTGGCCGCCCATGTAGAGCGACAGGTAGAGCCCCGTCCAGGCGAGCAGCACGTCCCAGGGCGCGGGCGGCAGCGCGATGCGCCAGAAGGCGTTCGCGACGTGGAGCAGCATCACGTTCCAGCCCCAGAGCAGGAAGGTGAAGTACATGCCCATCGGCCGCCACAGTCTCGCGAAGGCCGGCTCGCGTGCCTCCATCTCGAACACCCTAAGGCGGGCGTCGATCTCGGCCTCGTGCAGGGCGACGAGCTCGGGGGCGAGGCTGGTCTCGACCTCGCGGACCGCGTCCTCCACCTGGCGGGCGCGTTCGTCCCGCGAAGCCGCATCGAGCGCATCGGGCGAGATCCCGGCGCGGTCAGCCACCGCCTTGACGACCGTCTCGGCGAGCTGGGCGTTCTCGCGGCCGATCTTCCGGGCGAGGATGTCGCGCACGAGCGGCGCCCCGATCTGCGTGGCGACGGAGATGAGTGCGGCGCTCATGTCAGCCGTCCATGCCCGAGGGCGGCAGATCGTCGTCTACCGCCTCCCACCCCTGCCCCGCTGCCAGAAGGCAGGCCTGTCCTTCCGCGTCGGTCGCGACGATGGTCCAGGTTCCGGTGGCCTCGGAGACGAAGAGCTCGACGACCCGCCCGTTGTTGCCCAGTCCCATGCCGATGCGCCCTTCGCTCCAGCTTTCGTGGAGGAACGCGAGGACATCCGCGTGCGGCGCGCAGGGTGCCTGCGCCGCGGCCGGCCATGCGGCGTTGATCGCGGCCAGGGCCGCGGCGATCTGCAGTCTCATCTTATACTCCTCAGCCTGGCCGCGAGGGCAGGGAACGCTCCCTGCACCTTGGCGGCGATGACGTCGCGATAGATCCACGCCAGCCGGAGGGCCCAGAGGGCCGCTGCGGCCAGGACGAGCGTTGCGGCCCAGTCCGGCAGGCCCGAGGTCTCGGGCACGGCGGTCCCCGCCGCCCCGCCGGCCGCGGTCGCAGCCGGAGCTGCCGCCTTGCGGCGGGCGTCGAGCCGGCGCTGCAGCGTCGAGAGCGTGGCGCGGCCGAGGACTGCGTCGATCGTCAGGTCGTGGTCGCGCTGGAATCGGCGCACCGCGTCGGCCGCGATCTCCCCCGCGCGCTCGCCCGGCTGGTAGCCGAGCGCCGCGAGGCCGCGGCGGATCTCGTCGATCTCGGCAGGGCTCAGGTCGAGGGCAAGCCTGGCGGCAACCGATCCCTCGCGCACGGGACGGGCGAGCTGGCCGCCGTAGCGGCCGAGGTGCATGAGCTCGAACTCCTCCTGGCGGCGGCGCACCAGCCCGGGCAGAACCTTGCCGCCGCCCTTCGTCCAGAGAAGGAGCCTGCGGCGCACCTCGACCCAGTCGCGCGCCTTCCACGACGCGACCCAGCTCGCCCTGTGGATCGCGCCTGTGTTGAAGTCGAAGCTGACGGCACCGTCGAACTCCCGCTGACTCGCGCCGGGCATCGCGGCACGCACCCTCGGCTCGTAGTTGCGCGCAAGCGCGGCCCTCAGGAGGCGCGAGGCCTCGTCCCTGGTGATGCGCATCCCCGGGCGGGGGACGACGACACCGGACGCCGCCGTGAGCCCGGCGCCGATGGTCCAGACCCCGGCCGGGCAGCGGTAGGCCTTGAGCACCACGCCTTCGTGACGTTCGAGGAAATCCACGCCCATGGGGCTGGTGGCGGCGGCGGCGGTCATGCGTGATGTCCCAGGCGGCAAGGCGGATAGCCGAAGAGTGCGCCGCCGCGGCGCGCCGTAACACCCGCAAGGGATTGCGGGGCAGGCCGCCTCAGAACAGGGATTTCTGCCGGGGGTCCTCGGAGCGGCTTCGGCCGCTCCCGCCCTTCTCGCCCGACCCGGAGAGGTACTTGCGCACCTGGACGTCGCTGACGTGCAGTCTGCGCGCGATTTCGGCCACCGGCAAGCCCCGCGCGCGGAGAACGCGGGCGATGAACGGCTTCCCGGTGGGAACCCGCGCGGGCAGCAGCTCCGCGGCGGCGGCGAGCTCGGCTGCCTTGCGCTTGCCGAACCGGCGGGCCAGCCGCGACCGGCCGGAGGGGCTGCGGGAAAGGTAGAGTTCCGCTCCGCCGAACTCGAGCAGGAACTCGACCGCGCCGTCGTGGCCGAGCACGCGGACGTAGGGCTCCAGGTGCGCCGGGGGTTTCGGAAGGTCGCAACCGCCCGTCATGGCCGCTGCCCGAAGAGGCCGGTCTGGTCGCCCCACACGTCCGCGCCGGGCCAGGGCTCGCGCGCGAAGAGCTCGGCCACGGGAACGCCGGGTCGAAGCGCCATCACGAGGTCGCGCATCTCCGCGGGCTTGCGCGAATGCTCGCGGCGCGGGGCGTCGATCAGGTTGCGCTGCCTGCGCGAGCCGACCGCGGGGCGGCCGCGCGTCGCGAGAAGGAACGGCTCGCTCGCGGACCGCAGGATGAAGCCCGTCCCCATCGCGGCGGTGCCGGCCGACGTCCGCTTCGCCCAGGCGCCACCCGTCTTGTACTCGAAGCCCCATGCCGCGATGACGCGGAGAGCGACCTCAAGCGACGGCCATGTCGCCCACAGGACGAGGAGGCAGTCGCGGGCAGCCAGCTCTCCCACCGGCAGCGCGGCGATCTCCTCGGCGCTCATCGTCCGGTAGTGCGCCTCCGGCGCGCGGCCGTAACCCCTCTCCGACCAGAGCGCGGTGGCCCAGGGCGGATCCGCCAGAATCGCGCCGTAGTGGCCGGGACGGAGATGTCCGAACGGCCAGGTCATTCGGCGCGCCGCGTCCTGTGCGGCCCGCCGCTGCGGCCGCCGTGGATCTGGCAGAGGCCCGTCTCGTTGCGGTCGCTGACCGCGTTGCCGCAGCCCGGCACCGCGCAGGTGTCGGGTTCGGCCTCCGTCCCGCCGCCCGTCCTCAGGCCGCACCGGCGCTTGTTCGCCCATTCGGCGGCGGGCTCCACGGTCACGACGATCGGCGCGCCGTCGGCGCGGAAGTCGAGCACGTAGCGGTGGCCGGCGATGGTCACCGCCCTCGCGCCGGCTTCGGCGGCGCGGTCCACCGTCCGCGCGATCTCGAGTCGCAGCGCCGCGACGTCGAGGCCCATGACGCGCTCGAGATACCGCAGCAGCGCATGTTCCGTGACATGGACTCGCGGACGCTTCATTCCTCGACCTTCCCGCCGGCCGGATCTATCCCCGCGCGGCGGCACATGGCCTTCAGCGCCTGCAGCACGTCGTCGATCTGCCCCGGGTCGCGCAGGGCGTCGACGTCGATCGGCGCCGACTGCCACTTCGAGGCAAACTGGAGCCGCACGAAGGCGTTCAGGCTGTCCCGCCCGGGCTTGTGGATGACGCCCGCCTCGTTCAGCAGGCGCCAGAGGACATGGATGTAGCGCAGGTCGGCACGCGGCGCGCGGCCCGCGAAGCCCTGCCTGCGGCGGGGCCGGAACCCGCGGCGCTTGAGCTCCTCCACCACGCGCTCGAGTTCGGCCTCGGTCATGTCGGCCATGCTGTCCTTGCCGGTGACGGAGCGCTGGAGATCCCGCCGCGTGTCCTCGTCGAGGCCGAGATCGCGGCAGCCGACGTGGATCAGTCTCCGGAGGGTCGACCGCATTGCAATCCTCCGATCAGCCGCTGCATCGCCGCGATCTCCTCGTCGACCAGCCGCTCGAGGGCAGCGCGCTCTGCCCCGAGCGCCTCGCCCTCGGAAATGACCGCCTCCACCTCGGCCGCGAGCAGCGACGCCGCGCCGATACATTCGTCGCAGGCGTCGCGCAGCCGGCGTCGCAGCCGTTCGTGCATCTCGCTCACGGACGCTCCGGGAGAGACACGCCCCGGACTCCGGGCTCCCCCTCGGCGCAGGTGACGAGGACGACCTGCTGCAACCATCCGGCTTCCGGAACGCGCACGGCGTGCTGTTCGAGCGCCTCGACGCACTGGGCCCAGCCCGGGGTCGCCATGGCGTACTCGGTGCAGAAGGGCTGCGGGCTCGCGGTGCAGACGAGCAGGACGATGACGGTCTTCATGGGAAGGCTCCTTTCGAGACGGGTTCGGGTCGGGTCGGTGAAGGGGCGTCCCGGGGCGGACATGCCGCCCCGGTCGCACCGGCCGGCGTCAGATCGCGCGCCCGCAGCCCTTGCCCGGCGGCTTCGGGTGCGGTTCGGGCTTCGGCTCGGGCTTGGGGTCCGGTTTCGGCACCTCGGGGTCCGGCCCTGGCTCCGGTGCCGGCTCCGGCTCCGGCTCCGGCGGCTTCGAGGGCGTCGCGCGCGGCACGGCGGGGTCTTCTCCCCGCATCTCGATCGCGCACACGTCCGGCAGGACGAGCTGGCC